TTCATTTTTAAGCGGGATGTTTTAAAAAGAGCTGATTGGTATGCGTGGACGGGTGATTCTTACGGTGCCTTGAATACTTCTAACACGCACAGCGGTAATGTGTCTAAAAAGCGTGAGGACAGCTATAATAATACTGGGTCCAGTAATGAAGTTAATTTTGAGGATGGTTTATCATTTCAGCATTTAGCTGGTGTTACTGTCAATGATGCGTACACTAGAAAAGAAATAATCGAGTGGCTAAATGATAAAGGTATGACTGAATTCAATGGAATACCTTTAGAAGATTTCGTTGTAAATACAGATGGAACTACAGATAGAGGATTGGTAGCTAGTAAAGTGAAGGGGCTCCATGAAAAAGACTAGAGCTTATGAAGTAGCAGATATGCGACAACCTAACGATGGCATATTAGGTGTGGTGGGTATTATTGAGCATATCCCTGGTGGTTTGGAGATTCGAACAAATGTAAAGGGTATAGTTATTGACCTTAGAAAAGAGGAAAATGACGAACTAGTAGAGATAGAAAAAGAGGGAGAAAGAGTTACCTTTCATTTTGAAAAGGGTGATGTGGTGATGACTGGTTTAACACTGGACAATTATATAAAGCGGGTAGCTCCATTTGTTGAGTGGGTACCTGAAGACTTTAGCGCTGAAGGATTGAACGATTTCTTTTATGGGAAAGTTCGAGACCTCTAAAATGCGTTGTCCCTCATGTAAAAACAAAGTGCTCCAAAAGTCTGGAGATACAACAAGGCTCCGAACACATGGGCCTTTGGAGTTTACAGATAGCGGTGTGTGTAAAACCAAATGCTTTTGGTGCAAGGCAGAATTAGAGTTGCCCGTCCAGATTCAAGAGGGTGTAGCGGTTCCTGAAGAAAGGTTTGTTCTAACGAAATAATCTTGGAACTTGACTTTTTTTGGGTAGTCTGAAAAGTTACGATGAAACAACGTGCCCGTTAGGAATTATTAGGATTCGGATAGGGGCAAGATAGTTTGGGACTGTATTTCCCTCCTATCTTGCCCCTTTTTTTGTGGAGAAACTGGTGAAGCGAGACATTCCATTCGATTTTGAAGTCCCCTTAAGATTTTTTGAAAAGTCTGGAGCTGATAAGCAGAAATCCAGGCGTATAGCTGGAATAATTTCTACCGAGAGTCCGGACCGTCAACAAGAGGTAGTCATCCAGAGGGGATTGGATTTTCAAGATTTTATTCAGAATGGATGGTTCAATGATAATCACTCGAAAGAAACTGACGGGATACTGGGTTATCCAGAATTAACTAAAACATTTGGTCGAGGCGAGATTCTCCCTGATGGCACCGTAGCTCCGGTTAACCTGACTTGGAGTGAGGGCTTTATGCTGACAACTCCTAAGGCTGAACGTATTTGGGAATTGGGGAAAGCCCTACAGGGTACGGGTCGTTGTCTGGGTTTTTCTGTAGAGGGTGGAATAAACAAGCGGATAGGGAAAAACAAAAAGGTAATTGCCAAGGCCACTGTGCGAAATGTGGCTATCACTAATTGCCCGGTGAATACTGAGTCCAGATTAGATATCTTGTCTAAGAGTCTTATAGCGGTTGAGAACAGCGACGATACACTATTGAAAGCGCTCACGATGGGGTCCGGACCTCTTTCCCAGCCAGCGGGACCAAGGACTGGTGAAGGTGCGGGTTCAATACTTTCTATGGAAAGCTTAGAGACTGGACAAAAAGTTTTGGAATTTAAAAATGAGGATGAAGATAAGAAGAAAAAAAGCAAAAAGAAGTTTAAGAAGTCGCTCACGAATGACCAAGCTATACGTTGGGTGCTAGCCGAACGCCCTGGTATCTCCTTAGTCGATGCTGAGCGAGTTGTTAACATAACCAAGGCGCTTAAGCGCAGTGGGCGGCTCTAAGGAGTTATCATGAAGTTTGATCCAAAAGAGAACCAGCAAGAGGCTGGTGAGGGAGAAAGTCAAATGACAGAATATGACAAGGACGGAAATGTTCAGAAGGGCGGCGGCTTTTGCAAGATGGACGGCAAGCTAGTTCCGATGAAAAAGTCGGAGGACTTGACCGGGGATGACTTGCAAAAAAGTCTGGACAAGCTGGAAGAATTTGCAAAAGCGGGAGATACGATTTCTCGTAAGGACGAGCTTTTGTCGCGTGCTTCAACCGGAGATTTAACTAAATCTGAGAATGAGGAGTTATTCCAACTTCTTGGTGGTGGGGAAGTTCAGCCAGTTAAAGAGGACAACGGAATTACTAAGTCTTTGACTGATAATGAGCCTCTTCGGAAATCGATGGACGTTAGTTCATATCTGCAAGAGAACCATGATGCGATGGTCAAAAGTCTGGATACTGTTGGCGAAGCTATTCAGAAATCTGATTCTAGGCGTCATGAGTTTGCGTTGATTCAAGCTAAGGCGATTTTGGACATTGGCAATTTAGTTAAGTCGATGTCGGAAACTCTGGACGCGGTAGTGAATCAACCCGTATCTGGTCCTAAGTCGGCTGGTGTCCGTCCTGGGACAAAGCCTTTGCAGAAGTCATTTGCTGGTACCTCACCCGCTGGTGAGGAGGCTTTAAGCAAGAGTATGATTCTAGACTCTTTGGATGGTCTAATGAATAAATCGATGTCTGAGGGTCAGGGTGGTCGCACAATGGCCGGTGAAGACATAAATCTTGCCATTGCTAAATTTGAAACCACTTCACAGATTTCTCCATCTATGATGGAGTCAGTGAAAACATGGCGTGCTAACAATCGGAATGTTGCTTAAGTGCTAGTTGATTGCTGATTGTTAATAACTAAGACCCTTTTTCAGGAGAAAGAAATGACAGTTCAAAACGGAGCACAACAAGTCAGTTGGCGCGACTACGAGGGGATCGACGGTTTCGGTTCATCCACTCAGGAAGATCTTAATAATTTAAATAAAGCATTAGTAGCGGGTCAGGATATTAATCCTCCTGGTTCAGTTGTAGCCGGTGACGGCTTTGCATTACGTGTGGAAAGTCTGGAGCGTACCCTGCGTAATACAACTTACAAGATGGAGCACATAAAATTCTGGAAATCTATTGACAAGATTTCAGCTTACAATACAGTTGAGGAGTACAATCAGATTCAGAGCTACGGGGATAACACCGATGGCGGCTTTATTGCTGAGGGTGAGCTTCCTCTAGAAGACGATTCCAAATACGAACGAAAGTTTGCAATCGTAAAATTCATGGGTACCGTGCGACGGTTAACCCATGTGGCGTCGGTTATTAAGCCTGCGCACGGTAACTTGATTGCTCAAGAAACTGTAAATGGAACTATGCATCTCCTCAAGATGCTAGAACGTGCGTTGTACTACGGTGATAGTGACTTAAGCTCGTTGCAATTTGATGGCTTTGAAAAACTGATCACTGATAATTCACCAGCGGCCAACATTATTGATTTGCGTGGTTTGCCCTTAAGTGAGGATATTCTCACGGATGCTTGTTTGACTATCCAGGATAATCCTAACTACGGAACACCCACTCATTTGCATCTTAATTTAAAGACCAAGGCTGATTTGGTTAAAACGTTTTTCCCGAAAGAGCGTTATGACCTTTTCCAGAAAACAACCAGTGGCAACATTGGTCTGGACATAAAGGGATTTGATTCTCCTGCGGGTTCAGTTGCTTTTGAGCCTAACGTTTTTATCAATGACGGTGGGGCTCCGACAGCGGCTATTGGTGATGCTGCTAAGCGTCCTGCTACTCCGACTATTTCCACGGCTGCTACTAGTCCCGTCGATGCTACCGCATCGTTCACAGCGGATGACGCGGGCGATTATTTTTACAAGATTCAAGCGGTCAACCGTTATGGTCGGTCAGCGGCTATTGACGCCGTTGCTGGTCCTACTGCGGTAACTGTTGCGGCTGGGGATAAGGTTACATTTGGTGTTAGCCCTGGTTCTGGTCCAGACGTTGAATGGTACGAGATTTTCCGTACTATCAAGGACGGAGCGTCAACCGCTACTCGGTTGATTCTACGTGTTGCGAATGCCGGTGGTACTGGTGAGCAAGTCATTAATGACCTTAATGCTCGTTTGCCCTTCACCACTTCTGCTTTCTTGTTCCAACAAAACATTGAAAATATGGCATTCAAACAATTGGCTCCAATGGTTAAAAT